TTCCAGTTAATCTCCTTCTTAGGATAGATACCACAGATAATCTCCTTATCTGCCTGTACCATCAAGGGAACTTCTACGGGATTGAACTTAATATCCGCATCAATAAACATCAGGTGAGTCGCTGGACTCTTGAGAAAGTTGTTAACTAAGGCGTTTCTAGCCCGTGTAATCAAGCTCTCATTGAACATAAATGAGAAGCTGCAATCAATCCCATGGCTACCAAATACATTGGTTAGCGTGAGTAATGACTGGGTATAGTAGCCAGCACACATTCCACCGTACATTGGAGTTGCCACAAATATGTGTGGTTTCGTTGCTTCTTTTCTGTCTTCTGTTGTAAAGGTTGTCATTTCTTCTCTCTCGCTTTCATCATCGCATCAGCCCACTGATAGCAAATCTTTGGCAAACTTTCTAAATAAACTGCGTCATTACGATTAACCAGTATGGCTTGCATAGCTTTAGCCGCAAAGTAATCCCGTAAGTCCATGCCAGCATCAAACTGACCGTGTGTTGGAAATGCTTTCATATCTATCCCCATAAAAGAAAATGCCGGTTGTCCGAATACCTGACCGGCGCAAGCTACCTAAACTCCTTCGGACTGGATGGGGGTAATCATTACTAGAGCCTTTCCGCCTTTGACTGGCACGGCTCTCTCAACAATTAACTTTTCCACCTGACAATCATCGTCATACACGCCAGCATCTTGCAAGGCATCTAGGACTGCTTTTACTCGATTGTCGATGTCCGTCTTCCTTTTATCTCTTGGGTGTAGGAATATCATCACTTCCAGTGGTTGGCTCCCTAGCTTAGGAACCTTGTACTCAATGACGTATTCCGACACGGCTTCCTTGAACTTCCTACCCTCAGCAGAAATGAATCTACGGTGTCCATTGGCTCTCCAATAGGAGTTAACGGACGGTGGGTATGGCAAGCTCAAGATAAGCATTAGCAAGTAATTGGTTTAAAAGGACCTTGTGTATTGGTATCCCAGCAACACGTACCACCTCTACCGTCTGGTTGGCATTTGATTGCTGAGAACGCATTAAATGATAAGGCAACTAAAGCAATAGCAATTACTGTTTTCATATTAATCCCCTTGTTAAATTGATACGGCGTGCGCTTGTTTATGATGAGCAGAACATAACCATACTACTTCTAACGGTCTGTCATAGTCTGGGTGGTGAGCCTCAGACTTATCCCCACAAACCAAACAAGGCATTTGCTTAACAATTCCAGTCTTCACAGCCCTATACAACTTGCCTTGGGCGCTACGCTTTTTCTTGTTAATCATAGAGTAAACCCTACTGCGCTCTAAATGCTTTTGCTTCCTTTGTGGTTCATTTGCTCTTGCTCTATCGTAAGCAAGCACTTCTTCTCTTTTACTGCCAAAACGTCTAGTGCCAGCATCAAGGCGTGTACAAACCTTGCACTTATTTAAATGCCCATCAGCCATACCAGCGTGCTTATAAAACTCGTTGAGCGGCTTAGTTTCTTTACATTTAAAACACTGTTTCATTTTCTATCCCTAGGTTTTTAAAGTGGTTTTCCTAGCCCACTTAGTTAAAAGGAACGTCTTGGTCGCTAGTTACTTCTCGCTCCACTGGACCCCGTTCAGCAGCCATCGTGAAGTTATCTAAGGACAGGCTAATAAGGTTGCCGTACTGCGTGGTCTTGACCCATGCAGCTAACTTATAGCTCTTGCCATCAATCATAATCTGCCCCTTGTAATCGGGGTGTGTTTCTTTGGTTTTCTTATTGGCTGTTAAGAATCCACGTCCATCTTTCGGTACATAGTTTTTCATCGGTTTACTCCCATTAAATGATACTTCGCATAAAGCGCACCAGACGGGCTACGCATATCCTCTTTAATAATGTTATGACCCTCAGACTTCAGGTCAAACACTACTGCCGCTAACCTCGTGCAATTCATAAAGTCATACGCTTGCATTGGGGTTAGTGCGCCTTTTTCTCTTAGCCACCACAGAACCTTTTGTTTTTGCGTTAGGTGTGCCGGAATGTTTGTGTGTTTCTGCTTTTCCCGTGCTACCCATTCTGCGTGGCTTCTTGCTTTTTTGTGTCTTCGGCGCTCCTGACCGTGGCGAACTTTGCGGTGAATTGTATGCGTTCATAGCTGCTGAGTCCGCCGGTTGTCGATTCGTTAGCAGTAGCCAGCTCACGAAGTTTTTTATGCTTTTCCACATCGTCTAGTTTCCTATTGTTAATAATCTTGTCGCACAGTTCAAACATTCCAGCCTTGTATTCCTCATAGGTTGGATAGACACAGTATGGCTCGTCCATGTTTGGAACCCATAACTTCCATGCTCCATCAGGTTTAGAGTTCAGTTCAAACTCGTCCGATGGCATATCTTCCAGCGATACCACTGGCTTATTGGACGGGTTTTGAAGCTGAAGTTCCACTTTCTGCGCTTGGGGTATGGTTTCCGTTTCACTCTCATCGAGCATACCCAACCCACAGTGGGCGAGTACAGTGCGCCTAATAGCCTTCGTGGTAGCTTTGAGAATGGCATTAGCGAGCATATCGCCTTTAAGCGCACCGATGGACACTGCACCCTGATTTTCCGATACACGCCCATCTTTACCCGTACATCTGGTGGACACCAAATAGATGTCGTCAACCTTCTCACGGTGCGTAATTTGCGTTGATAGCCCATGAAGCGCACATAACTGTTGAGTTGCTGAGGCATTGGCATATAGCACTTCCTTTCCGTTTAGTCGTAATAAATCAAATGGTTTAGCGGCTGGGTCTAGTCCGGCTTGCTGGCATCGGTAGTTGTAATACATAACCTTTTGCTCAGGCTTTAGCTTAGATAAATCCCCATTGATAACCAATGACTCGATTACTTGCGGGTCAAGTGCGATGGGTGGTGCGGTGTTCTTTACTTGTATCTGCGACATTTGTTTAATCCCCTTTAGGTAATTTCCTACGTGCTTCATTTAACTAAAAATCTACGTGAACCAATTTGGTCCACAATAAACTTCTCGTAAATATCCGGCATGGTTTGTTGAAACAGTGTGGCAGAAAACCGTTTAGTGCTTTTGGCTGTCTTCCACGTTGCAAGGACTTCACCAGCCGGAGTCATTAAGTCGCTTGCAGTTTGCATATAGGCTTGGATTAGCCCTTGTACCTTATCCTCTTGTTCCTCTAAGGTCTTGATTTGATTCTTAATATCTCTGAGTTGTAGGCACATCATCTCCACTTGCTTATTGGCTATCATAGTAGCGCCGTCGTCTTGCTTCCAAATCAAACGGGCGTCCTCACTACTCTCTGGTAGCGGTGGGTTCTTGGCTTGAATGTGTCCCCACATTTCAGCAAGGGTGCGTATTAGCTGGTCTTTTTGTTCAGCGGTTACGTTTACGGGAAAGCAGCATAACTCTTGCCCCCCAAATAAAACCCCTAGAATTACTTGGTCAACCCCGTGTACCGTAGCTTCATGGATACATTGAGCCATATCTGCTGGCGGTATCATCTCGGTTCCGTCTTCACCAAACTTATTACGCACACTAGCGTTGTAGTTCTTGACCTCGACTAAGACCTTGCCATTGGCTGAGATAAAGTCAAAGTGTGATTTGATAAAGGTTTCTTTTGGGTGCGTCATGGCATAGTCCGCTTCCTTGAGTTCCATGCCAATCTTTTCCCCAACATAACGTCCTATCGTATCTTGTAAGCGCTTGCCCCATTGGACTGCTTCAACGTGGTCTAAGTTATCTATTGGCTTCTCGCCAATCTTTTCAAGATATACCTCAGTAGCACGACCATTGGCTATCTTGCGAGAATCGCCTGACCATAAAGCAGAGCGCCTATTCTCAGGGCTAAAGTCATTCGTCATTGTGGAAGTCCAAAAATTGAATAATCATGTGGATAATGAATAGAAATAAAATTAGTCCAATGTACATCATAGGTGTTCTACCAATCGCTTAATGATGTCTTTTAGGTGGCTAATGTCTAATTCTAAAAAGGCGTTCTTTTCCTTTTGGTCTGCGAGATACTTCTCTAGTTCTCTAATCTCATCTCGCATAATCTCAAGCGTGTGGTCTTTACGCTCTAAGTCCTTCTCTAGCTGGCTTAATGCTGTCAATGAGCCAGTCAATGAGATAACCTTATCCCTGTTCTTACTGCCCTTTGGAC